AAGGTTGAGCGCGGCAAGTTTGGCGAGGCCGAGATGAAGGCGCACTGCGCGGCGGCTGAAAAGCTCGGGCGTCACCGGGCACTGCATGAGGCGGCGAACATGCTGGCCGAGGTGTTGCGCTCTAACGACCCGAATTAAGCGGCGGCGTAGCCGTCCGCTTGGATGACGTGTTAGGCGGCACCCCACATGGATACGAAAATGCACAACGACGAAGTTGAAAAGTTTGAGGCGTGGTTTGAACAACGCAAAAAGGAATCTTGGGCGGCGGCGCTGTTGCCCGGAGAAAATAAGCCATGCCCACAGAACTGGAGCGCAGCATACAAGCCGTATTTCCGTGAAGCATGGCTTGCACGGGCGAATCTTGCCACCTAACGGCGTTGAGCTAAGGGGCGAACCGCGCAGCGGTGAGTCCAGCGAATGAAAGGAGCGACCTTGAGCGAATTGTTAGCCATGAAGCCAACGTGTAGGAACTGCGAAGCCGTATTGGAAATTGATGAGATTCATTACTACGACCACGGTGATGGAACCGCAACCTGCAACAATTGCGAAGCCGATTGGCTGGCAGCGATAAACGCTTGGCGGAGTGGTCGCGGCGGTGATGAGCCACCTCTGCCACCGTAATGGCTAACTACTAATATACACCAATAAAATACCTAAAATTTTAGCAGACACATGGCGGCCAAAAAAGAATTGTATTTGATGCGCGTGACAAAGGGCGCTCTTGAGCCAGCAGACGGGTATACAAGATCCCTGCTGCGGGCGAAGGGATACAAAAAAGGTGACTCGGTATTTGTCAGCATCACCAAGCCACGCAACCCCGGATACCATAGGCTGGCTCATTCTCTAGGCGCCATTATCGCCGAAAACGTGGACGCATTCGCAGGGCTGGACGCGCACGCCGTCCTTAAGCGGTTACAGCTAGAGGGTAATATTGAGTGTGACGAGATTGCGTTGATCTTCCCAGGCCTTGGGCCGTGCGCGTACCGTGTGCCTAAGAGCTTGAGCTTTGCGAGCATGGGGCAGGATCAATTCGAGGCGTGCTATCTTGCGATGTGTCGGCATGTGTCGTGTCAATATTGGCCGTTGCTGAGCGCGGACGAGGTTGCAGAGATGGCGGAGGTTATGGCTAACGAGTGATATCACCTGTCCTTATTTCGGAGGTGTTGAGTTTTAGCGAACGCCGTTTTGACGTGTGATATCACGATCCCCCTTAAATGCTCTGGTACTTTTTCAAGGGCGGCGACTCTCTCCGCCCTGTCTTTTATCAGGCAGATATCGGCTGCGTAATGGCGTGGCCTCATTTCGGCCATGCTGCATTCAGCTCCCGCACTTGGGCGGCACACTGGCCGTACTTTCCGAGTAGATCAATTGCCCACTCACCCCATGCGTCATAGTCTGGCGCGGGCTTATCGACTGGAGGGCACGGCGCTTTCAACCGGCTGTCCAGCACGGGCGGCGTTGGCCTCATCAACTGCGGCGGAGAGGAGGCGCACCCGCTCATCATCAGGAGCGCAGCCAGCGACAAGAGGAGCCGATTTTGTAGCGCGGCCAAAATTCGTTTTGATAGTTTCAATTTTGCCTCCAAGTGCATCTTGCGCAGATATCAGGCGCGTGGCGGCGTCATTGATGCGCCGGGTGGATATTGCCATATCCGCGAGTGTTGCAACTGCCTGAGCGGCCCGTGCGTCGGCTGCGGTGGCCTGCATGTCGCTGATCACGCGGTCTTTGATGAGTCCCTGAGCATACCATCCGGCCCCGGCCCCTGTAATGGATCCGATCAGTAGTGCCGCCCCGATAGCCTGCGCATATGGCAAAGTTATCAAGTGGCTTTCTCCTCTTCGGAAGGCTTGCCATATTTCAGCGAAAGAAATTTACTGGCCGTTGCCGATGCGCCGACAGTGCCGAGATAGATAAAAAATACCTCTGGGAAAATAACGCTGCTGGAATCGGCGGTGATGAGAACACCTGTGGCGCTCGCATAAGCCACATTGGCCCACAATTTTGTATGACTTACCTGGCCTGTCGCCGAGTCGGTGATGAGATCACGCCAGTTCACGGGGCATCCTTAAAGGACTGTATACGCTCATCGACGATCTTCAAAAGATCCGACAGCGGCACACGCATATCCTTGAGCCGCTCAATCCCTGCGTCCAGCACCTCGCCATGTAACTGGGATAAAATCCGGAACGATTTCTCAGTAATAAAATTCGTCGTGTCTTTCATGCAAGCACCTCTTTTGCCGCTTCCCACCGTGCCAGCCTATCATCAAGACCATTCAAGCCGCCGTTGATTCTGCGTGTGATGCGCTCGAATTTCCCTGCATCAGCAAGATCATTTAGACCCCTGGAGTCCCAAAACCATGCTGCCGATAATGACGCCCATTCCGCCGTTTCAAGCAATTCTGGTCGCTCGACGAAATCCCTTCCCAGCGCTTCACTCACCTCGACATAATTTGCACGCCCAGTAATCTGGATCAGGCCGCGCCCCATAAAGAGTTTTCCGTCGCCCCTCTGAGTGTTGCCCAGATCCTTGCGCCCCTCATATTTGATCTGCGCCGGTGTCGGCCCCCATATCTCACGCGTGTAGCGCAGTCCGCCGGATTCGTGGCCGATCTGGGCGAGGAACGCGGATTGTCTACGCGGCGTAGTGATATCGTAGGCAAGCATGGCTTTATTGAGCCACGATGCAAACACAGACGCCCGCGATATCGGGCCGCCTGTTGATTTCGCTATTTGCGTAACGGTTAGTGTCATGCCCTTACCAATCCCCACCAGCGCCACATAGCGCGTACATATTATCCGTAGCGATGTCATGCAGTTCATCAACGTCTGGCGATTGCGGCATATCCGCCAGCCGTGACATTATAGTCCTTAACTGCTCAACATTCGCTACTGCTATCTCGTCGAGCAGTGATTCTCTTTCTTCCGGCTTCATTTCCTGTCTCGCTTTATTTCGCCTTCGATTGCTAACAGCTTGCCCATAACCATCATTTGAAAGGCTTCAAATTTATCATCGCGCCCACGGATATCTTGCGTAAGCTGCGTGATCTGCCCCTTGAGGTGGCTTATCTCAAGATCGTTTTGCTTGCCCGTGGAATACATCAGAATCAGCGCTACGGCAATACCTGGGATACTCGTCTCAATCAATCGCGTAATCAATGGCCTGTTCCTCTGGTCTCCACGAACGGCCATGCCGATGAATGGAATAAAATCTAGTATGTGGTATTCTGGTCTCATAAGATCACCACCAGCCAAGTGTTGTTGAATAGTTGCTGGTCAATCATTTTTTCGTTCCGGTATATGGTGAAACAGGCGGCCCACGAAAGCCACGCACGGCCAGAAGAGCGCCGCTGCTGTCATTATATACCATGGAGGCAATGTCTCTCTACCGATGATCGCCAATAATGTCAGGCCCGTGATGATGGCGACGGCGGACACCTGCACATCGTTTGTGTTGCATGCTGCTTTCAGTCTATACATTAATGCCTCTTGTTGTGAGCGTAAAGAATGTCGGCTCTCGGTCATGTGGGCTATACGGTGTACCCAACTATTGCATATTGCGCAACATTGCTAGATCCATTGCTTATGAACCATTTTATATAGGCGTTACCTCCAACCACAGGGACAATAATCTGTGTATCAGTCTCACATATCGGCGTTCCCGATGCGACTGCAATCTCCTCTCTAGCTGCAGCGCGAACATAAGCACTATCGACTGTTCCGCCAGCGTCGCCATAAGCACAAACGCGAACATTCCTATATCCGACAGCATTGGAAGCCCCGACAGCACAATAAACATTTAGTATTAACCCAGCAGCCCCGGCTGGTGCTGGAATGGCCGTTAACACATTAAATGCTAAATTGGTTAAGGACATCGCGGTTGTGCGCATATACTTGCCGGTGCCAACGCGCACATAGCCCGACACGGGGTGGCGGGCGTACTCGTTTGGTCCGCCGCTGTGCCATGCCGTGTTCGCCCCGAATGTGACGACGCCGGTATTTGTAATTTGCAGCCTACTTGAAAGTGAGACCACCGTCCCAGCACCGCCAGCGCTTGGCGCTGTGTATATGGATACCTCGCCGCCTGTGCCAAAGTACAAAAGCTGCGCCACGCCGGTGGCCCTATATCGCCAGGTTACCCCATCGTCGTCGGTGTACATATTCCGCGCCACCCCGGCCACCCCGCCAGAGGTCTGGAAAATAGCCGAGAGCGATCCGATGTCCACCGCTCTGGTCGCGCTGTGCCACGGGGCGGATGATTCGGAACCGACCTTGAGCATACCGAAACGCTGCGTTCCCGTCCCTGACTGCTCGCCATCGGCGTAAATTATCCCCTTGGCTATCATCTCGTTCACTACCTGCACGACTCGGTGCAACTCTACGCGGGCAAGGTCTGGCCTATCAGCTCCCACGTCGAGGTTTAACAAGCTTATGCCACCAACTGGTATTGTCACCTACAGCCCCTTTATGTAAAAATCGCACGTTGCGCCAGAAGGAAGATCCGCCAGCGCGCCATTTTTGAAAATATTTATCCGTGGCCCGAGAGAAATGCTTTTATCCATCACCGACCATGTCCAGGTTTCATTCGCAACCGCCGTCATATTCTGAAACGCGACATTGACATAGTTTATCACGGCGTATGTTTTTGTGGGCAGCACGCGGAAATTGCCAACAGCGTCAAGATAATTTATTCTAGCGCTATCAACAGTCACCACCTGATTTTCGATGTACTCGTCGACCACGCGCCCGGATATGTAAATAGTCATGCCGTCAATTGTCAGCAGCCCGGTGCCAGTCATTGAAATTTTGACTTTGATGAACCGCGCTGTGACCGTTGCGGGCGCGGCAAAGGCGGTGTACGTGATGCCGTCGACGCTGGTCGATACTGTGATCGTCTGCGTGCCGTTGCCGATTACTGTAATCAGTGGGGTAAACGGGACGCTGTTGCCAAGGTCGATTGCCGGATGCTCGTAGGCGATAGTAGATACCGGGTTCATTGCCCACGATGTCCACGCGTCCCATGTGGCTGGCAGGGTATCCCATGTCGTCGTGCTGTCGGCCAAAAGTGATCCGGTATTATCAACCCAACACGATGTTTTTGTTCCAGGCCAACCCTCGGTTTTCGGGTATTTGTCAACGATGATCCCCGCCAATCTTGGGTTGGGAAGCGTGACGTTTGAATAAACCGGGGTTGACTGGTTGCCCGTTGTGTCTACCGCTTTTATGCCAATGGTATACACGCCAGCGGCGAGCTGGTTGGTCTCATAGGGGGATCCTCCGAGGGCGCCCGTGTGCATTGCCGTCATGGCCTCCCACGGGATATTTGTCCCCAATGCCTGCCGGATTAAAAACCCGTTAAAATCTTTTGGTGGGTTAGGATAATTCCAGGTCATAATCCGTGAACCGTCCGGCTGTGCGTCAACAAAAAACTGTTGGACAGGCGGTGGCGGGGTTGTTTTTCCAACTATTGTGTAATTTGTAAAAGTTGAATATGGGCTATAAAACCCCATCGAATTGAGATACCGCGCCCGCACGTCATAATTTATCGAGTCTTTCACTGGCGATATTTTTACAGTCGTCTCATTTCTTGACGCGATGTAACCGGCTGGGATCCACAACGTTTCGGACGATAACTTGTAATCCACCTCCGTCCCAATCACATAGATGCTGCCGCTGATCGGCACCACTACGCGCAGAACAGAAATTAGTGTCCCACTCTGCCCTGTGATCAATTCCGCTTCACCGCTGAATAGCTGCAATGCTCCTGGCGCGGCAACCACGCGTGGATCTGGCAAGTCGGTATCAGACGGCGTTGGCGCCTCGACTGGAACTGTTCGGTCGTATACTGTTGGCTCATGCTCCGACAGGATCAGACCGAACAGGCCGTTTGTCAGAAGGTCTATGTTCACAACACGAAACTTTTTACCAGTCCATCCGGGAGTCTCATGCGTGATGTCAACAATATTTCCTATCTCGATTTTAAACGCTTCCGGCGACGCCATGACGCCGCACATCAGGCCCTGCCTGGATTTTTTAAGAGCCACCTCGGCGTGGTAAACGGCCCTATAGTAGCTGGTCTCGCACTGTAATTCGATGTCGCTTTCAAGTAAAAGACCATTGTCGAGAGCGCGAAGTGTTGGCGAGTCCATCAGCGCGAAATCCTGCTCCCATTTTTTTTCTGCGTTAGGAAAGCGTACCTTCGCACGATTCAGCCTCGTTTTTTTTGAACCGCTGTTGATCGTCCACCCGCCGATTAAATTATCGGCACTTAGACTCATGACGCTCGGTTCGTCGCGCTCAACGACGAGTTTATAAAGCCCGCCCGTGAAAGGCAGCATCCCACGGCATGACGATAGAAGTTGCTCGGTGTTGTTTTTTATTGATTGTGCCGTATTCAAAACGGCGTGGCACTCGAACATGTTAATGCTCGGCCCGCCGCTCCATGCCTGAATCTGGCTATCACAGAGATTTGCGGCCACAATAATATCCGCGTCAGAAACGGCAGTAGAGCCTTTTCCGTAACGCGTACTTGTTAGGTAATCTCGAATACACAAAGCCGGGTTTGAGCTGTAAATTGTCGTGCTGGTTCGCGGATCGAAAACGAGCTTGCCTTGCACGTCCGCCGTTATGTTCGGCACGTTTTTATATACGGCAGGGTCGAACGTGAGGCGTATAACGATGTAGGCGTACCCTTTGCCCTGGTGTGCAGCCGTCCAGCGCGTGGGGAATGCGGCCATCAACCCGGCGTCTGCGGTTTGTGTATCGGTGCCCATATACTTCGTGATCTGCACCGTGCTGCCGAATTTCGGGTCTGTGGAAATAACATCGTCAAGATAGATATTTGGGATGGCGTTTATCTGGCCTTCACAAAAAACCATGACGCGCCAATAAAATTCATTCGACGTGCCGGACGTGCCATGGAAAACACGCTTTGCTCCTACGCGGCGTTGCCCGTACACCACGGGGATATCAGTGGTGCCGCCGGCAGTATTGGCCGTAATGCTCCTGTCAATGCCAGACTGCCCTGGCATTTCTGGCAGTTTTGGAGTGAACCAATCCGTCCACATCCATGATGTCCAGCCGCCAGTATCATCAATGCCTAGTACGTTATCGGCGAAATCATTGGCTGAGCCAACAAGTCCACCGCTATCATCAAAACCAAGGACATCATCGGTAAAATCACTAAACCATCCCATTATGACGCGCCCCATTTCATGTCGACGGTCTCGGCGGCGTACTCAAAGAACCTGTCGCCAGGGAATAAAACTTGATGCTCTTTATCGTTCGTTGTCCGCCCATTGGTGCGCTCAAAATCAACCCAATGAGATGCAGCAGTCCACGTTATTGTAGATGTTCCATTATCCGCGTCCTCGGCCAGCCGCCAGCTATCTATCCGCCCATCGAACTTTATTACTGGGTCGATTATTAACTGGTCTGCGGTGTCGATAAACCCGCGCCGTATTACCACTCGCTTTTCAATAAAGTTTTCAGTGAGCGCGACAGCAATATTGGCTTGATTGACACCACTTAAAACGATGTCAACGCTGCCCGCCTGCATCGCGGTGGATTCGCTTATGTCTGGCAAGGTAAGCAGATTCCCGGCGGCAAGATATGTGTTTCCTCCCCACGTCAAATGCCTCCCCCATGTGCAGGCGCGTTCTGTGGTCGCAAAATACATTTCAAGAAAATGCACAATGCGCAATTGTTTTTTTGCGATCTCTGCCAGAACGGCTGGCGTCATGCCACGGTTAGCCACTAAAGTTCCTCGATCATGGTAATATCGATGCTGTATCTCAGCCCAGGCTGCACGGTAAATTCTGGTGTCGGATCGAATATTACAGTAAACGGCACGTCTCTCACTGTGATAACGTCGTTGTCGGTTGTCGCCGTGCGTAGTGGCGTTGTTAACACGAGAGTTGCCTGTCCTAATGCGTCGCTGTTTACATCTGCGGCCAGTTGGTAAACTTTAGAGTGGTTGCCCAGTTTAATAATATCGTCGGCACGCATAATATTTGTGGTGTTGATAGTCCAGCCGTCAGTTATCAGGCTGTATCCGGTTTGGCCTGCGCCATTAACCAGCGGCGCACCTGTAGCGACTCCACGCGGCTGCATGGATGCCGCGACAAACTGGAATTTATCCCCGCCCTGCTGCGCACCGACGAACGCCCTGAGCGCCCGGCCTTGCTCGGCTGTCAAGTAAGGGTAAGATGCTTTTATCACCCAGCGGTGGCGATTTAAAAAGCGCGTGAAGGTAATCCCCGATTGGGATAGGGATTTCAACGGCGCTGATCCTGCCGCCTCGCCTATCGTAACCGTGGCCGGCATGGGAATGCTTGGATATGTGCCGCTCATCGTACTGGCCCGCCACGTACAAGCCGATTATCGTAAGCCCCTTGAATGATGCTTATGATTTGATTGCGTTGACTGGCGACGATCTCCGAGGCTCTGGGGGCGTCTCTACCAACTACATTAAAAGTTATGTTGATACTGCCTCCTCCATTCCCGCTGTCAAGGAATTTCTGCAACTTTTTATTATCCTCC